TGTATCTTTGAATAAATTGGAACATCACGATGAAGACAACAAAGGCGATGAAGAATCGTATAAAAAAGACATTGAAAAAGACGAGGATAGTTACAAGAAAGAAGCAGAGAAAGACGATTCTACTTATAAAGAAGATAAAAGACCAAAACCTGGATCAATTGCTGAAAAAGTTGCTTTAAGAGAAGCGAATAAAAAACAAGAAAAAACAGAAATAGAGACATTACATGATGAGGCAAAGAAAATTGGATTATTTGGTTATGAAAACATGAATAAAACAATGTTAAAAGACAAAATAAAAAATTTCAAAGGCGGTAAGGATGAAATTAAAACCACTTCTCAAAAACAAATCGACAAACATACACAAGCCATGGATGAAGGCGCCACAGAAGTTGAAGCAGACCAAATAGCAAGAGGGAAACGTAATGTAGGTGATCATAGTGGTAAGAAAGATACTACTCAAGAACAATATCATCCATTAGGTACAAAAGTGACAGTACAAGGTAGAGATGGTAGTGGTAAAATAGTAAAGTTGCCATCAAACACAACAGAACAATATTCAGTTGATTTTGGAAATGGAAATGTTTATGGTATTATGCCAAATAGAATTAGTCCACTAAAAGGTGATGTAAAGAAAGAAGCGAAGAATGATGAATCTTCACAGCCTGATGACGATGAGGAGTTAAAAAAAATGAAGAATACTAAAAAAGTTGTAATATTACAAGATTTAAGTGAACATGGCGTGAAAGAAGTTGCTCTGCGAAAAGAGTATGATGAGGTATTAAAAAAACATGGATTTGAAAGTGATGAAGCGACAAAATTAAGAAAACAAATGAATTCTTTAGGAGAAGAGGGTGTGAAATTGAAAAAAGAATACGACTCTCAAAAAAGATTCAAAAAATCAATATCTGAAAATGATATCGAAAAAGCATTCAATAAACTTGGATCGTTCTAATGATATTCAATTTATCTAAAATAAGAGAGTTAATGAGTGCGGTAGATTTTTACCACGCTTTGTTTGTGGGTAATAATGTAGGTAGAGACACTCTATCTAAGCAAGATAAAAAATTACTCAAATCAAGAGGTGTAGATGTATCTAAATTACCAGAGCAAACAGTTGTTGATTACGCTTATCAATTCGGAATCATATCAGAAGCATTGGGTGATGATAGGAGCAAAAATATGGATTTTAATGAATTAAAAAGATTCATAGGTAGCAATAATTATATTCCACTAACTTCGTCAGAAAAAGAAGCATTAGAATACGTAAAACACCAATTATATTCGGATATAAAAGGTTTGGGAAATAGAGTCAGTAAAGATTTTTCACAAGTAGCAATAGAAATTGATCAAAAGCAAAGAGCTAATTATGAAAATATAATTAAACACGAAACAATAAAAGCTATTGAACAACGCAAATCAATAAAAGAATTATCTTCAGAATTAGGTCACAAGACTGGGGATTGGGCAAGAGACTTTGATAGAATAGCAGATTACAACATGCACAGCGCATATCAACATGGAATTGCTTCTCAATTATTGAAACAATATGGTGATGATGTTAAAGTTTATTATGGGGTATATGATCAAGCTTGCAACCATTGTCAAAAAATATACCTTACAGATGGTATAGAAAGTGAACCAAAAATATTTAAATTAACAGATGTTATCAAAAATGGTTCAAATATTGGTCGCAAGGTAAAAGATTGGCTTCCCTCCATAAATCCTATACATCCGTGGTGCAGATGCACATTACATAATTTTCCAGAAAATGGCGTTTGGGATAAAGCTAAAAAACAATTCATTATAGGTAGAAATACATATGGCGTTAATAGAAGATCAAAAATAAAGACAACAATAACATATAATTAAACAGTTATTAATAACATCTTAAGTGATTATTATTTATTTTGATTTGGTTGATTCTGCTACTGAGAAATTGGTGGCAGTTTCAATTTTAATCAATTAACAGTTATAAACAATCAAATTAATTTCAATTATGGAAAAGAATTTCAGATTTTGGATGCCTCTAGATGTTTTGGAAAAAAGCGGAACAGGCACTGGCGGTGTTGAAAAAATGAAGGTTGGTGGAATCGCATCAACCTCAAAAAAAGATTTAGATGGTGAATCATTGGATCCAAATGGGTTTGATTTATCTTACTTCAAGAATAAAGGTATAGTTAATTGGAATCACAATAAGTCCCCAGATGCTATAATTGGTGAACCCTCTAGTGTTAAATTAACAAAAGAAGGATTATATGTTGAGGCAGAATTATACGCAGATAATCCATTAGCAAAGTCTGTATTTGCATTAGCTCAGACACTACAGAAATCTTCAAAAACAAGAAGATTAGGATTCTCAATTGAAGGAAAAGCTACAGAGCGTGATCCTGATGATGATTCTAAGGTTTCAAAAGCATTGATAACAAATATAGCATTGACAATAAGTCCTAAAAATCCAGACAGTATTGTAAATATAGTTAAGGGTAATTTCAATGAATTATCTGAAGATGATTTGAAGCCTTATTCATTTGATTCAAATTTTGACGGAGATTTTGAAATTGAAAAGTTAAACAAGCTAGAAAAAGCACTGAATACTTCAGATGAAGATTCAGGTAAGCCTCTGATTAAAGAGAGTGTTGAGGGTAATGTCAAGAATCAAATTGACGACGAAGAGGAAGAGGAAGAGGAAGATGATGACAAGATCATTAAAAAACCAAAGACATTATCTAAAAGTGAAGTTATAAGCAGCTTGATGAAAATAGATTCAGTTATTACATTTGAAAAAGCAACAGGATACGTTGAAATACTAAATAATCTAGAGATGGCAAAAGACGACAAAACAAACATTACTTCAGAAACACTTGAAAAAGCGTTGGGAGTTTTAGGATTGAAAAAATCCAATGACAAAGATGTTGATAACACAAAAGATGAATCAGCAGAAGGAGACATCAAAAAAGCAGCGAAGACCGATGCTGATGACTCCGATGATGTTGATGATTCTGATGAAGAAGAAGATAATGATGATTTTAAAAATTTGAAAAAATCAATTGATTTGATTGCATCTGAAAACATTGAAATGTTTAAAGGCGTTGGAACTTTATTGAAAGGTATTTATGATTTACAGGTTGAAAATAAATCTGAAATCGCTGATTTAAAGCAAGATAACTTTGATTTAAAGAAATCATTAGAAGAATTTGGAGGTCAACCAATAATTGGTAGAAAATCTACAACTAGACCATTATCTAAATCTTTTGAAAAAGGGTTTGGAAACGAAAATGACAATCAACAAACTGGTAATATTTTAAGCGTTTCTCAAAACAAACCACAAGTGTTATCATTATTGGATAATATGGCTTTTGAAAAAGGATTTAATCCAGAACTTGCAAAAGCAATGACTGTATTTGAATCAAGTGGGCACTTATCTGCAGAAGTTGCTCAATTAATCAAATCTGAGAAGAATATCACATTGGTTAAGTAATCAATCAAGCAACAATAAAAACAAGTATTAATATTAAAAATAATTCATATGATTAATCTTTCAGATTACCAATTAGGACTTGATAATCAAGTTATGTTTGGTGGTCAAACTTCTCCTGAAGATTTAGACAACCTTAACAAAGCACTTTCTGCGGGGTCAATTACAGGTAGAGAGACCACTAATTTGACCACAGCAAGTGGTTCGCCATTAAAAGTTGAAAGTTTGGAGAAGACATTGAAAGTGTTGACTCATTCTGAACAAGATGTTGTTTTTTGGAAAAATATTCCAAAAATGGCTGCTTTCAACACCGTTGAAGAGTACAATCAATTGACCTCTTATGGTCAAGAGCGTGGAGGATTCAACAATGAAGGTGAATTGCCAGTAGAAGAAGATTCTACATATGTAAGACGTGCTCAACACGTTAAATTCTTAGGTATCACTAAATCTGTAACTCATCCTATGACATTGGTGAATACCATGATTGGTAACGCTATCGATAGAGAGGTTAAGAATGGTACTCTTTGGATTTTACGTAAATTAGATAAGGCATTATTTTCTGGTGATGCATCTATTATTCCGCAAGAGTTCAATGGCTTATTGACTCAACACAAGCAAAACGATGCATTCTTAACACTTGATGATTATTACAACTCTGAAGTTGTAATCGATTTAAGAGGTTCAGCACTTACTGAAGAAGCGATTGAAGATGCTGCAAATGGAATCGTGCAAAATTTCGGTGTAGGTACTGATCTTTATGCTCCGCCAAAAGTATTGTCTGATTTTGTGAAAAATTTCTACGGAAACAAATTCATTCAGCCGAATACACAAGCATTAAGCAATGGCGTAATGGGTCAAAGAGTAAAATCTTTCGAATCTCAATTTGGTAACATCAATTTGAACCATGATATCTTCATGAATCAAGCTGCAAGCAAAAAACAAGGTGCTCCAAGCACTAGTGCAAATGCTCCTGCTGCACCAACTGCTGTAGGTGTTACTCCAGTGGCGTCTGACGCTTCATCTAAATTTAATGCAACTACTGCTGGAAATTACTTCTACGCTGTTTGTGCTATAAATAGATATGGAGAGAGTGCACTCACTGTACTTAATGGTGCTGCTGCTGCAATAGTTGCTGGAGGTTCTGCTGATTTAGAATTCACAGATACCGCTTCAATAAATGCTTCGACTGGTTTTAAAATCTATATCAGTCAAAAGAATGCTGCTTCTGCTGCAGCCTCAATCTTCTATCCTCTTTTTGATATTTCAAAAACTGAAATGGTTGCAGGATACGATGGTGGTGTAGCTGGAAAAGTTAGAGATCGAAATAGAATCATTGGCAATACTAATGTTTCATTCTTGATCCAACAAGATGATGAAGTGTTATCATTCAAGCAATTAGCACCATTAATGAAAATGGATTTAGCTGTAACTGGTCCAGCATTCAGATTTATGATGTTAATGTATGGTACTCCATTCTTATACGCACCTAAAAAGATGGTTAAATTCATCAACGTCGGGTCGTTGTAATTAAATAAAACAGGTCAAATAATTAAAAATGGTTGGATTAGGATATATTTCTATCCAACCATTTATTCTTTTAAAAAACAATTAAATCAAATAAATTATGTTATTAAGAACAAAAATCAGAACAATGTTTGGTAAAGCTATAATTTTACCAAAAATAGGTGAAGTTGAGATCAGTGAACAAGGGACAATTGAAGTTGAAGATTCAATTGCTTCACTATTATTAGACGGTGATAATTGGGAGCAAATTGAGCAATCTGAAGACGAAGACGAAGATGCTCCAGATGAAGATGGCGACGAGGATGAGGAGGCTGACAATGTAGAATTATCTTCCAAAATAGATTCAATGTCTTTAGAAGATATGCTATTATTAGCAAAAGAAGCAAACTTAAAAGGATTTAATTTATTTTCTAAAGACGCAAGTAAAATGAGAATATTCTTGAAAAAGAAATTACAATAACAGGAATCCAAATAACACCCCGACCAAAATGCCAGAAGTTGTTATAAATACACCGATGACTTGGAATAATTCTTTACAGGATGTATCCAAGTCATTAGTTTTTTCAGTAAGTGAGTTCAAAGATCAATTTCTTTGGGGGATACCACTATGTAATCCAGTAACTGGACAAAAGATAAGTGATGATATGTTCAAGCAAAAGCTATTATCAGCCCAACACTTCATCGAAGAATATTTAGGTATAAAATTATTCAAGCAAATAATTCTAGAAAACAAAGATTTCATCAGAGACGAATATCTACAATGGGGATTTATAAAAACATCATTTCAAATAAATGAACCGTTAGAATTGACTGGGAATTTAAACAATCAAGAGCAAATAAAGTGGCCAAAAGAGTGGTTATCAACCAAGCAATCATCTGATAATATGAGATTTCCTCAATTATACATAATGCCAAATGGTGAGAATAATTCTGTAACCACCTTTTTAGGGACTACAACCAATCAATTTTTCAATACCCAACACGCAAGAATAATACCTAATTATTGGAAGATCAAATATTGTACTGGATTCGATAAGATTCCTGCTGATTTGATTGAAATAATAGGTAAAATAGCTACTGTTTCCATACTTCCAGTAATAGAAATGTCAATAGGTGGAGTTGGTGGTGGGATGTTTGGATTAGCTTCTCAAAGTTTATCATTAGATGGATTATCTCAAAGTATAAGCAAGTCTAATGGCGGAAATATATTCCAATCCAGATTGAAACAATATGGTGATGAATTATTAAAAGATTTAGCAAGATTACGCTCAATATATGTTGGTATAAGATTTGATGTAATGTAATATGGAAAATGGACACAAAAAATCTATAATATCTAAGACTCCAGAAGATATAGGTAATCCGCAAGCTAATTGGGATAGGAAGAAATTTGACGACTTGATATTTGACAAAGGTTATAAATGTCACATAGAGAGAGCATTGAAATGCCCTTGTGCTAATGAAGCAAGTGGTCAAGCCGATTCAGATTGTTTAAATTGCTTAGGTAGTGGTTGGTTTTTTATAGATAAAACAGAAACAATGGTAGTCTGCACTTCTATGTCTAGTAGGAGTAAGTATGAAAATTGGTCAGAATCTAACTCAGGAACAGTAAGTATATCTAGCAGAGCGCAAGACAAACTTGGATTCATGGATAGAATAACATTAGTAGAATTAGAAAGTTGGTTCACCCAAACTTTAAGACTAAAAACAAGTTTAACAAAACAGGCAAAATTATTTTCATTTTTAGTATACAATCCGATTTCAATATTTGAAGTGTATTTATTTATAGATTCTCAAACTCCATTGAAACTATTGAGAACTTGCGATTATGTAATAGATGGTAATAAAATAATATTAGAGAAATCTATCATACAAAGTTACATAAACATTGAAAATCCCAAAATAACAATAAGATACACTCATAACCCAACATATCATATAATTGATGTCAATAGGGATCTGATTAAGCAAAAATCAAATATCAATTGCGATTCCAATCAAAATAATGCTATTAATTTTCCATTGAATTGCATAGGTAGAAGAGCACATTACATATTAGATAATCCAAACTTCAATGGTGATGGGGCGTTTGATAACACAAATTATCAAAAGAAAGTGAATAATTACGACATATAAATCAATTCAAAAATGTCTCCAATTAATATAAATTTCGATTTAAGCGATGTAATAAGTGAATTTAGTATGAATACTGATCAGGTTAATCAGATAAGTAATTCAGTATCTAAAGCATTGACATTGGAAATACATAGAAATTGGATTGAGGCTGCAAAAAGAGATTTAAAATCAACAAGAAACGGATACATAAGAGGGTTGATAATCGCAGAAGAAGGTATTCACGCTAATACAATAACATTGACAGGTAAGTTCAATAATATGCTTGAAAATGGAGTTGGAGCATTTGACATGAAGCAAGGTATGATGAAATCTGCTAAAGTTAAATATACAAAAACTGGAGGTTGGTATATGACAATACCGTTCAGATTTGCAACATCTGATGCTATTGGTGAAAATGAATCGTTCTCTAGTGTTATGCCACAAGAAATATATGATTTAGTTAAGAATTTCTCACCACAAAAAACACAAATAGGAGGTAATTCAAAATCAGCAGAATCATTAAAATCTGGAGATATACCTAATCAATTCATTGCTCCAAAATCAAGAAATTCAGTTATAAACGAAACATTGAATAAGACATTTGATGCATATACTCATAAATCTAGTATTTATGAAGGTGTGCAAAAAAGTAGTAAAACTTATGAAGGTGGTCAAGGTTCATCTTACAATTCATTTAGAAGAGTTGGTGGCAATAGTGATCCAATGAGTTGGATACATAGTGGAATACAAAGATACAATTTATCGCAACAAGCAATAGAAAATACTGATGTTGATTTAATAATAGATAATACTGTTGATAAATTGTTGTCAGAAATGGGATTTTAATATTTAAAAATAATCAAAGATGAATATAGGTGATAAAAAAGCGCAACAACTTGTAAATTGTTTTAAAGTTGGCGTTTCTCAGGAAGAATTGATGAAATCTTACGGGTATGATCTAGATGAAATTAATTCTGGTGTAATATTGAATGATGAGACAATCGATGGATTGATAAAAGGTAAACTAGACACCAGTCACCTTGTATTGAAAGATGTTACAGTTAATGGTAGAGTTCAAAAAAGATGGGTTAATCCAAACAAAAACGATTCAGAACACGCCCAACATGGCTCTGAAGTTTCATTCAGTCATAGGGGTGAGAGCATGAAAGGTAAAATAGGTTCTGTAACCAAAACTGGAGAATACGCTATACGAGGAGAAGATGGAAAAACATACAATAAGCATGCTCACCAATTTGATTCACCGCATGAAGAGCAAAAAGCAAAAGATCACGCTTCATCTACAGACACTAAAAAATTACAAAATTTTGTCTCTAAGGATGGAACTGATCCAAAGTTGAAGAAAGTTGCAGAGGAGGAATTAAAATCACGAGACGATCAAAATTCAGATAAAAAAACCAACAATAAAGAAGTCAAAGAGGGAAGCGATAAAAAAATTCCTGAAAGTCAAGTTGAAAAATTAGATGAAGAAGCAGAAGACGATGATAATATCAATGCTAAATTCAAGACGTATGAGAAATTCGTTAGGATGACAGCCAAAGGTATGACCAAGTCAACCATAGTATATGGAGGGGGTGGAGTTGGAAAGACGTATACAGCCATGAAGCAATTACAAAATATGAAAAATCCCGAAACTGGAAAACCTTTTGTGTTTTTCGATGAAGATAAGCATCAAGTTGGGAGTGATGATTACGATGTTATAAAAATAACAGGTAAGGCGACTACCGCTGGATTATATAAAAATCTTTTCCAACACAATGGTAAATTGGTGTTGTTTGACGATTGTGATGAAGTGTTAAAAGATGACAATTCAGTAAACATGTTTAAGGGAGCATTAGACAGCACTGGAGATGGAACCATTAGCAACTTATCAGGTAGGGCAATAAAGGGGGATGATGGTAATCCAATACCACAGAGATACAAATTTACAGGGAGAGCAATCTTTATCAGTAATTTAAGCGCCAAAGAACTACCACAACCATTGAAATCAAGAAGTTTACGTGTTGATTTATCTATGGATGCAGATCAAACAATGGAAAGAATCAAAGAAATAGCATCTCATAAGGAAAGTGGTAAAATGACCAATATAAAGTTAGAAGATACTAATGGAAAGTCTGTAAAGTATGATCATCAAGACATGGTTGATGCGATATCCTTCATGGATAAACACAAAAACAAAATGGGTGATTTGAATGTGAGAACTCTTGGAAGTATTGTGAAATTAATACATGATAGTAAAGAAGAGGGTGAAGATGACGATTGGCAAACATCAGCTAGACACATGGTATTCAGTAAGGGGTTTTTTCCATCACCTAATGAAATAAGTAAGGCATTCAACAACATAATTCAAAAAAGATAATGCTGATACCAGAAGTAATCATATACAATACATTGCAAACATTTCAAAGAATAATTTCTCAAGATTACGCAAGTAAAATATTGAAGGAAGAATCTATCATTGCATCTTTATTCAACAAAGACGACAATGATAATGAAATATTAATGCAAGATTACAACTATTATAAGCAAGCAATAGCTATATTGAATAGAAATGATGAAAATGTACGTAAACTAAATTTCAATATTGGTTATAATATGCAACGTATGGCAGTACCTACTATTCACATATTAATGCCAAGTGATAATAAAGGTAGAACAGATTCAATAGGACATTCAGAGCGTGAATTCTTACAATCTGAAGATAAATTGTATATAGAAAAGACAAGATCAAATTCATCAACTTATTATTTAATGATAACTTCAGATAATAGTAGTGAAGTTATGATAGTTTATTATTGGCTGAAAGCAATGTTTTTATTGTTTCACGAAGAACTTGAATTATTAGGTTTAAGAAATCTAAATCACAGTGGTCAAGATATAAATTTACAGCAAGACTTAGCGCCACCGAATATTTTTCACAGGAATTTATCATTAGCGTTTGATTATGAATCTTCTGTAAAGATGAAGATTGATATGCAATTAATAAACAGTATAAAATTTGGTGTTTGTGAAGATTTTCAAAAAGATTACATTGAATACCGATCAAACAATCAGTAATATTTCAGTTATTAACACTTAAAATCAAGCAAAATGAGCAAGGTTGATATTAATTCTATGGATATTTCTACTTTTTGTGATATACAAGGTGTTTCGCAAGCAGACAGATTTGTTTTGAATAAAAAATACATCAATGAAGGTGAAAAATCACACTCTGATTGGTACAATATTATTTCGAAAGAATTTTCATTGCACCCTAAGAAAGAATTTTCTAAACCTTCAATTCAAAAATCAGACAAAAACAATTCAAAAATCTAAAACAAATAGAACATGCCACAAATTGTAAACTTCAACAATAGACAAATAATAGAACCAGGAGCGTATTCTCAGATAAAATCAGGTATTCCAGTTCCATCAGCATTGGGAACTTATGGGAATATTATGATAATAGACACTGGAATAGGTCAAGGATTCGGTTGGGGAAGTGGAGTGAATGGAGAATTAGCAAATGGAGCAAATTCAATATATTCATTCGATTCTCAAACAGATATGAAAAAGGCTTTAAAAGGCGGTATTTTGTATGATTTAATGGATTATCTTTGGTCTCCAAGTAAAAGTGGAAATGGTCCAAGAAAAGTTTATTACTCAAGAGCTGCCACTACTGTAAGTGCATTAAAAACATTAAGTTTAGATACTACTAATGATTTAGTGTTGAAGTGTCTAACTGAGGGTACTGCTGGAAATGGAGTAACTTTATTTAATAATAGTGTTGATACGTTAGTGAATGGTTATGCACTGAAAATAAAAGCAGGAATAATCGATCCAACAAAATTCATAATTGAATTTTATGAAGGTCAAAATAGAGGAGTTGATTCTTCTGGTAATGTATATGAAG